ACCATATACGGTATGGATAACGGGTTCTGGCAAGGTATGTATGGACCTAAGGTAATGAACTTTGGTGGTTCATTAATTCTTCAGCCTGATGGGTGTACACTAAATGGTGCTATTTCAGATCCTAGCTGTCCAGGATATGCTGCAGCATTGTTTAACCAACAGTGTACTGCTAACCCACTATTTGATCCTAGCTGTAAAGGATACTCAACTGCAAATCAAAATTTAATTTGCAATCAAAATCCTGCAAGTGATCCAAGCTGCCCAGACTATTATATCGCAAACTGTAATTTAGATGCTTTATACGATCCAGGATGTTCTGGATATGCAGACGCATACTTTGATGAACAGTGTTCTATGGATGCGCAATATAGCGATCAATGTATCGGATTTGTCGATTTGTCTATTGACGATGATGCAGTTGAAATATATGACCCAGTAGTAGAAAACGTTTTAGAACAAGAATATAGTGAACCTATTTACGCTGCAGATATTCCAACCTTTGAATTTGAATACGTAGAAGAAAACGTTCAAGAAGAACCAGATACTGCATCTTATGGTGACGAATTTGAAGTATTAGACGATGACATTGAAGCAGAAATTGCTGCTTTAGAAGCTGAAGGCGAAAACGGAGACGGTGAATTAAATTTAGAAGATGACATTGAAAACGAAATCACGCAATTGGAAGAATCAACAAAGGAAGCAGATGCAGAAGATCCTCGTAATGGTGGTAGAGGAAAGAATATGGAGGATGACATTGAAGCAGAGCTCGCGCAATTGGAGAAAGAGTCGGATACCGAAGAAGGGAAGTCAGAGTCCACGAATGACGATGAATTACAAGTGTCCGATAATACTAATAGGCCCGACGGAGTGGTCAAACCCAGTGGAAAAAAAGACACACGGAAAGCCATACCTAACAAGACTACTTCAAGGCGGGACAAAATGCGGATGCTCATCGCACAGAAAGCAATAGAAACTACTAAGGAATTAGAAAACGCTATTAGTTTTGAGCAATCACTGGACATACAACGTAGACTACTTGCATTGATTAGTTATGTTCCAGATTTTAAGAATGAATATGGTAAAAAAGAAATCAATCAAGTTAACTTTTATCCACCAAAACCAGTAGTTGATCATGCATATGCCAGATGGTTCTTAAATGATCCTACCTTTGGTGCAATGGAAGATTCACAATACAATTTTAATTAGGAGCAAAACATGGCTGAAATAGAATACGGCGGAATCAAAGTAGGAGGCAGTAAGCTCCTATTAGTATTGCCACTTATTGGAACATTAGGCGGAGGTCTCTGGGGAGGCTTTGAGTTCTATAAAGATTATACGGATATGAAAGAACAAATCCAAAACTACGTAGCACCTGACTTATCAGAGTTTGATAAGAACCTTGCAGTACTACATGAAGAAATGAAAATAACAAGAGAAGAAGTTGTTATTATTCGTGATGCGATTGGTGAACAGGTAGACTTTATGCGAGATACTAAGCATGACTTACGAGGTGACTTAGTTCGTATGGAAAAAATCTTAGATAAGGTTGAGAATGATATCGATAAAGTAGAAGATGAAGCTCAAAATCTCATGGACAGAACTAAATCAGACGCAAGAGCTATGATCGAAGATGCTAACAATCGTTTCAACGATAAAGTATCTGGCATGGAAGGTTATGTCAAAAGAGAACTAAATTCGCTTGAAGAAGATCTTAATAGAAAACTTCAAAAATCTTTAGATAACCCACTCGCCAATAGGTAAAGACAATGGTAGAAAAAAAATTAGAACCAGGATCTAAATATAACCATTTAGATAAAGATGGTGATGGTATTGTAACTGATGAGGAAATGATGATGGAAGCAAAAATGATTGAGCTAGAAGATAAACGAAGTGATATGGAAAATGAAGATAAAAAGCAAGACGCACAAAGAAACATGGCGTGGTTTGCTTTATGGGGAATGCTACTATATCCTATAGTTGTTGTTTCTGCAACATTGGCTGGTTTAGACAAAGCAGCCTCTATCTTAGGTGATATGGCTGCTGTCTATTTCGTATCAGTTGCTGCTATCGTGGCAGCATTCTATGGTAAAGAAGCTATAGAAAAAAGAAGTAAACCTGCTCCTCCTAAAAAGTTTTAGGAAGTAGATCTATCATGCATAGCTAATGCAATAATTCCATAATGAACAACTTTAAGAAGGTCTGCTCGGTTTAGACCTTCTTTTTTTCCATATCGCTGAGAGTACTTAAGTACATTACCTAAAGCGAATCCCATACCATGACCACAGTCTTCAATGATCTGTGTAGCTTGATACTTGCCTTGTGAGTAATGAGCATCGTATGTTCCGTCAATATAAGTCTTAATTTCTTTTAGAAGATCACCTTCATTAAAAGCGTATTCAGGATCTGGACCTACGAGATTAATAATATAGTCTTGATCAGTCGCAAACTCTTCAGTTGATGAATCAAAGTTAAATTTGATTTGACGATATTCGTCTTCCACCGCAGCGCCAGTGTATTTAATTGTCATTCGTGTACTCCATAATATTAGGGAAAATTTTACTAATTGCTTCTGCGCAAGCTATAGCTAATTCAATGTGTTCCTTTTGAGTTCCATTAGCAGAACGCAAATCAATGTAATGAATCCAGCTTCGCAGAGTTCCATTAACATACATGCGAGACATGGTACAACCTTCTGGTAATACCGCTCTTGCTTGTTCTTTTGCAATGCCATTATCAATTGCCCATTTATAAACTTCAAGAGATTTACTAATAACCTCCTGCTGATGAATATCCCACTGGTCTTGGATATGTAACGGTGCTGCATCAATCGAGTTCTGACGATTCTTTGGATCTTGCAATCGAGCTCCACGTTTAACAAATAAAAGATCCTGTGTAGGATCAGCATATCGCTGGCTAAACTCTTGAAATGAGAATGAACGGTGACGTAAGAGTTGACGACCAATATCTCGTGTAGTTTCAATCTCTAGGCAAGCAGACACCATTTCGAAAGGCGACCAATGTTTGTGTTGTGCAAGATAATGTAGCAATTTTGTCGACGTTTCCTCGTTAATTTGGTTTGAGGGATTCGAGACACGGGCGCAATAAGCGATAAGTTCTTGGACATCGTTACCGACATGTAAATTCTCCGTTGTTTGCGAGTAGCTAATTAATCTAGCGTTCATAGTGAGACCTTTTATAATATTCATCTAAGTTTTCTATTTTATTGTAATGATCAAGTGCTTTTTCGAAAATTAGCCTTTGACCTTTTTTATCCGGATGAGGATCAAATAAATCAGGATGATGTTTAGTTTTTGTTGTAACCATTATGTTTTCATGGTATCCTAAAACATTCACATTTTTTCTAAAGCCATTTTTAATATCATCTTTATAAACTGTGTGAAGTTTATTTGGTGTAAGTCTACGAGGTACATACGAAAACATACCATTAAAGTCATACGTTGTAGAACATAATATATTTTTATTTATGTATTTAATATTAGATTTTTTTTCTACATATGGTTTTAAGAATTGATTTGAAAATCTTTTGCCAATATAGTTATATCTAAAATATCCATTAAACTCTGGCACTAGCTGCATAATAATTAATTTAATATTTCGTCTATCACAAACATCGTGTAAAGCTAAAATGTAAGATACAGTTTCATCAATAAAATATGGAATATTGTAATGGTCAATATAAGAATATCCTGCTAAGTCATCTATTTTTGATTCTTCAATATTTTTCCCTACTTCAGCAAGATACCTGCCATCAAAATTATCTGGTAATTGATGGTGAGTTGCTACGTTCATAAATTTAAGAGTTTTGCCGGCAGTATTACTGATACTGTCTTCTCTCATATATTTCTTTTTAACAAACTCAAATCTATCCCACCCAGTTAATCCTAAAACAACAGTGTCAATTTCAGGATTTTTCTGTAACTCAGACATAGTAATTCTAAAAATATACTTATTACCTACACCTTCCATACCTTTATTGATGAGAGGTTTATTTAATTCTTTTGACAAGTGTTCTGGCCAAGGAACATCTCCTTCGTACCTTTTACACGTAAAACTGCAGCCAACTGCTAACAACATTAGTCATCATCCGATTCATAAATAAAATCATGAACTTTGTTTTTATTTCTAAAAATATACCACCGGGTTTTAATAGTTAGCCACAATTTTTTGATCACAGCTTAAACCCTTGAAATTTTTCTGCACTAACACGTTCAGCAGTAGCAGATTTATCAAACACCGGTGTATCGTCCATTAGTGTTTGCTCACCTTCTTCAACATCATACAATCTCATTTTAGCTCGATCTACTCCAATTACAAACCGCTTGTATTTTGTTGGATCATTATATCTATTCTTAAGCTGTTTGACCATGAGTTGACCTTGTTGCTCCAACTCTTCAGTTGAAATAATAGCAAACATTAGATCGGCCGTTGCGGGTAATCCAAAAGACTCACTTGTATCTTCAAGCCCAACATCCGAGTTACTAAAACCAGAACGAGTCGTTTGCGTTGCAGAGAAGACCGGTACGTTGAACTCGACCGCAAGGCCACGTAACTCTTCAGCAACTGCTTTAATGTAGGTGTATGAATTGATCGATCCTCCCATGCCTTTCATTCTAGAACTTGAACAAATATTTAGATAATCAATAAAGATAATATCAGGTTCAAATGCACGCTTTAGCTTAAGCTCATTTAATAGCGCGCGGAAATGGCCAGCATGAGCTGAGCCAGTAGGATATTCTTTAACAATTAACTTACCATTTGTTTTAGTTGATAGGTCTGCCACTTTAGTAGAAAACTGATCCTTAGTCATTTTATCTAGCTGATCAATTGGAACGTTAAGTAAATTAGCATCAATACGTTCAGCAATTCTTTCTTCAGCCATTTCCATCGTAATATAAAGAACATTACGACCTTCTACCAAAGCGCCACTAGCAACATGACACATGAATAAAGACTTGCCAACACCAGTACCTGCAAGGGCAATGTTAAGTGTTTTATTTGGTACACCACCTTTTGTAATTTTATTGAGATATTCGAGATCAAACGGTATGCGATCTTCTTCTTTGTTATAAAATTCCCAACGTTCTTCAGCTTGTTCAACATAGTCGTGACCTACATTTGTATCAAAGGCAACACCAAGTGCTTTAGTAAGTAAATCTGGTAATGATCCTTTTGTTAATGATTCGTGTTTTCCATCGATGATAGAAATTGATTCCATGATTGCTATATGCAATGCACGATCTTGACACCATTTTTCTGTTGAATCAATTAGCCATGTTTCATCAACTGTGTCACCATCAAACAAGGTTTGAGCAACATCCATAGCCATGGAATATTGCTCACCTTGAATGTCTGACTCAGTAATTTCAAATAAGAAACTTTCTCGTGTTGGAAGCTTATTATACTTTGCAACATACTTTCCAGCTTCTTTGAACAGATTTCTATACGGCCCCTCAAAATAATCAGGTTTAACGAAAGGCAATACTTTACGCATATACTTTTCATCGGTCAATAGGTTTCGTAATATGGTCTGTTCTATTTTCAATCGAGTAATCCTTTTGCTCGTAAATCTGCACGAATTTTAGTAGCAGAAATGTTATGAATTTCATTGCCAAGATCATGTTCAGTAAAGGTGTAACCAACTCCACGTCCATAACTAATATCAACAATGTTTGGTACTACCATTATAACATAATCGTCACCACAAGTAAACCCCTCTTCTCCAAGATTTTTTACAATATTATCTTGAACTTGAAGAATATCAAAAGGATTATCATCTTGCCCAGGCACACGAGAATTAGCTTCACGTTTTTCTGGTACTTGCCTAATCATAATACAAACTTGGCCAGTTATAGCAAAACATCTTTTGAATAATTCTGTATGACCAGCGTGCCAAGGTTGCCATCTACCAAGCATTTGTACTGTAGGATTTAATTTATCAAATCTACCATTTGAGTTAACATATTCTGACATATTCTACTCCTTATTTTTAAGAAAGTTAGGAACAAAATCGCTATCACCAAATACTTGTGCTAAGCCACTATCGTTGTACTGAGGAATTTCAATATTCTTTGCAAACTCTTCTATTTCTTTATCAGACATATAAGAAGTTACTTCATAATAAGCTCCTGCTTCAGTACCATTTGGTTTTTCAAACATTTTATTTGTGTCGTCATACCTACCTTCATCAAGAGTGTTTACCCAGATTAAAACATCAGCATCAAAAATATTACGTGTTTCTACTAAGGGGCAAACAAAGTCACATATAACTGTACGTTCTTCTCCGTCTTCAAAGTCTGCAATGTTACGCATTCTTTCTGCTTGGCGCAGTCTTGCTTGAGGACTAAAGTCCCAATCGTTAGCCATACCTCTAACTTTATCTGCGTTATACCACGCACATTCGGGTAAAGCTTTTTGCAGTCTTTCGCTTAGCCAAGTTTTACCAGCACCCGGCAAGCCCATTACTAGAATTTTCATTTTCTCTCCGTTAAAATTACTTCGTCTTTTGTTAAAGCGTTTTCCAAAATATCATGTAGAATAGATCCACACTCATCTTGAAAAGGAACGTAGTCAGGAGTTAAATCTTTATCCGGACTACTTGCGATTGTAAAGTTAAAGTGCAATGCACCTTCTTTACCATCAACAGAAATGTTGCCATATCTAACAACTGTTTCTGAAAATTCTCCAGTTAGAATACGAATATCCCATGCTTGTTCTGCATCCGGTAATTCAGATGCAGGAATGATTTCGTAGTCAAGGCCTTCTGATTTTTTATCTAAATTAATCATTTGCTTCTTCTACAATTTCATCCATAGAAACAATTGATTCTGAACCAATTGCATATTGTTTATTTACAAAATCTTTGAAGTCAGTTTCTTCTAAAATTGGTTTCCAAAATTCTGCTTTTAGAGTATCTTTTTCTCTGACCTTGGCATCCATAAGCTCGCCAGTGCTACGGTCAACGTGACAGTACCAACCATTAGAAGGCTTAGCAACATAGTTACCAGCAAGACCAACGGCGAGCAAACCACTATAAGGCTCAACCCCACCT